CTTCCCCTCAATAGAATTATAAATCAAATAGGACTTATCGCACAGCGCGGGAACCTCAGGAATGACGGGAATGCCGGCCTCTGCTACTCGAACCTCAGGAACGCTCTATCGAATGCCAGGTGGAACTACGCGGTCTGATTTTCTTCTACACTTTGAAGTGTGTGCGATATTTCGCCGGTGGAATCCGGTTTCCCCAAAAGGGAACTTCAATAAGAAACAAGGCAGGGACCGCCCTATGCGTGGGGCGGAGTGCTTGCTGAGGCAGGCATTGGGGTTAGTAGTAAAAACCGAACACCCCTCGGAGAAGAAACGAATTTATGAAAAGATATTGTAAGAATGTAGACCTTACAAATCGTGATTTAGTATATAGAGCCGTGCATGACTGCCTGTACGGTGGCAATGGCAAGAATAGAAAACCTAAGTTCGGCAGGAGAGATACTATCAATATGTTTGCCGAGTATTCTGGACTGCCGAAAGATTTTCTAAGAGACATAGCCAAAAGGAAAGAATATGGGTACTTTGACGGCATTATAAACACGATTGTAGACGGAATGATACAAGAGATAAAAGACCAAAATTATGTGATTAAGCCAATTTGGTACTCAGAGAAAGTGGATGGATGTTCCGGGAAAACAAGGAGAATAGGAATACAAGATATTAAGCAACAGTTATATGACTATGTTGCAGTTTACGCCTTATGGGAGGCTCTTTCAAAGAAGATAGGATATTATCAATGCAGTGCCATAAAAGACAAAGGGCAGCTTATGGGTGCGACTGCTGTTAAGAAGTGGGTGGATAACCACGAAATGCGTTGGGCGTGGAAAGGGGATGTACACCATTTCTACGAAAGCATTGATAGGGATAAGTTGAAATCACTCCTCAGAAAATGTGTCAAGAATGAAGCTGTACTGCATTTGGTGTTCTTTCTGATTGATACATTTGAGAAAGGACTTGCAATAGGTTCGTATCTATCACAGTACCTTGCAAACTTCTATTTATCTTATGCCTACCATTTTGCGAGTGAACAACTCTTTAAAGTAAGGAAAAAGAGAAATGGAACCGCCGAGAGAGTAAAACTTGTATACCATGTTCTGTTTTATATGGACGATATGCTGATTCTTGGCAAAAGTAAGAAAGATATAATGATGGCGGCAAGGCGATTAGAGAAGTTCCTTGATATAGAGTTGCATTTGGAACTCAAAGACGAGGGAGAGATAATCGACATGACAACCGGTTATATTGATATGATGGGATTTAAAATATCAAGAAAATGCGTAACTGTTAGGAGCAGAATATTTCTCAGAGCAAGACGAACATCCATAGAAATATTGAAAGCCGAGCGTACCGGCAAACAAATCAGTCTAAAAAAGGCGCGAACCATGACAAGTCGGTATGGATGGTTAGAGAATAGCGATACAAAACATTTCTGTAAAAGGAATGGTATATACAAGGCTATGGAAATAGCAAATAAAATAATAGGAGGCGAAAGTCATGCAGAAAATGAAGTTCGACACGCAAATGCCAGAGGTAGCAATTTACGACCTCGGCAATGGCAAGCAGGATGTTGTAATCCTTGTTAATGAGACAGTAACCACAGAACCGCAGTTCGTAGGCATGGAATCAGAGGAAACTCAGGAAAAGACAGTCTACGAATATGACGGTAATATCTTTCGTACTTGTAAGGGTATCACAGAGGAAGAAATACTCTCTGATATTGATTACTACCTGGATTACGAGGGAGATACCGAGCCGACACAGGAAATGATTGACTACGCAAATGAAATGATTGATGCGTACACCATTCAGTTAATCGAGGAGGGAACATTATAATGGCAAGAATATTGGTAAACAGTCTCAAAAGACTTTATGAGAATGGATTAAAAGGAAAAACACCGGCTTTGACAATCGAACAGATTGCAGAGCGTGTGGAAAAAGGGTCTATCACTAAGGAAGAATATCTCTATATCACAGGAGAGGAGTACCCTACCGAAGAATAATAGCACTTTAGAGCCGTGAGCCGAAAGAAAGGAATAATGTTATGGGAGAATACGAGATTATTGACAATCTATGTAGTATCTCCAACGAACTTCTGAGAATTGTTCAGAAACAGGCGGAGATACTTGCACAAGCAGACATTCCAGAAGATTTATCAAATTCTCTCAAAGAGGACAGAGATAGAGTGAGTGATAGGTTGGATGTAATGGAACTCAGATTAAGGAAATTCATATAGGAGGACACGGCAAAATGGTGGAAATACAGTTATGGCAGTTGCTTGCGGCAATGGGAGTTCCCACTGCTGCTACCGGATTTTTCGTTTGGCTTATCCAAAGAAAAATTGACAAGAGAGACAAAAAGGTAGAGAAACAGAGGGAAGAACAGCAGAAAAGGATGGATGAAAAAGAAAAGGCAAGAGAAAAATTTGAAATCCACCTTATTAAGAGCGTTGGTGCGGCAATCGCATTAGGCGAGGCCACAGCAAGAGCGGTGCAGAGAATACCGGATGCTAAGTGCAACGGAGATATGCACGCCGCCCTTGAATATGCTGAAAAGGTAAAACACGAACAGAAAGATTTCGTAAACGAACAGTTTGTGAAGAACATTTTTTAACGGAGGTATGCAGTATGGATAAACTTATTATTGGAATTGTCCTTGGAATCATACTTGCTGTTGCAGTTATTTTTTACATGAACCTAAGGGCATCCAGACATAGCAGAAAAAAGAAGAAAGTAAGCCTTGATACATACGCCAAGGTTATTACCACGGCAGTAATTATCCACGGAATGATACTCACATCATGGTCTTATGTGCTTTCTTCAATGGGAATGGACCCGGTTGTGGACGTTTCAAGCACTATCGTAAGGGAAATTGTTGCCCCGGTGGTAGTGTACTTGGCAACCAACATGATTATGAACATTTTTGAGAAAAACAAATTGAGTTTTTCAGTGCCACTAAACAGCACCATCATTTCAAAAGATGGAATCACAAAGACAGCCTCAGAGGACGAGGTTGTAGGATAATAAGGAGGACAAGCGATTATGGATGCAAACACAATGAGAACTATTATGTACGGACTATTTATCGCCCTTGCGGCAGTAGCAATTCTCACGGTATGGGTAAATATCGTGGTGCAGATTACGAAAAAGGTAATCACAAGTCCTAAGTTTCCGGTCCAGGCGTGGGTATTTATCGTTTCGGTAGTATCAACATTGGCAGTTATGGTTGTAGGCTGTAGCATCTTCAATTTGCCGATTTTAGGCTATTATTGGGCGGTGGCAGTATTTATATCGTTTATTGTGTGTTATGCCGCCATGTTCGGCTATGACAACTTGTATAGCCAGATTAAACAGTTAATCAAAACCATAGGAACTTTATTTAAGGATTTGTTCGGGGGCGAAACCAAATAATAAAGAGAGTAGAGCCATGAGCCGGGTACATTGCGTACTCGGCTCTTTTTAAATACAAGGGAGGTGTTACTTATGGCTTTAAGAGGAAACACAGTACAGGAAAGAATATGGAACTTTCTGAAAGACAAAGGACTGACCGAAAATGCTATTGCCGGTGTTATGGGTAATATTCAGGCAGAAAGTGGTTTCAACCCCAACAATCTGCAGAACTCTTACAACAAGAAACTCGGCATTACTGACGCGGAGTATGTGCAGAGGGTTGACAGTGGCAAAATTACGAGAAGTCAGTTCATATCAAGCGCACATGGCGGCTTTGGGTTCTGCCAATGGACTTGGCATACGAGAAAAGCCGGACTGTATGATTATGCAAAGAAATTAGGCAAATCAATAGGGGATGAAGAAATGCAGCTTGGTTTCTTATGGGTTGAGTTAAGTGGCGGCTATAAGGGAGTCTTAAACGCCATCAATGCGGCAAAGACAGTCAAAGAGGCCTCAGATATTTTTATGAAAAAGTTTGAGAACCCGGCAGACCAGAGTGCTACTGCATTAAATACAAGAGCAAAATATAGTCAGGAGCATTACGATAAGTTCTGCTCCAAAAAGGAGGAAACAAAGATGGGATATGAAAGACAAAAAACAGTAGACCTCGCAGTAAGTTGGGAGGGAAAGAAAGAGAGTGACGGTTCCCACAAGGAAATCATTGATATTTACAATACTCTGCCAACAGCACAACTTCCTCGAAGAACCAAGATGCTTTATACTTGGGCGTGGTGTGCTTGCACATGGTCCGCTTTGGCTGTAAAATTAGGCTATACACCGATTATGCCTATTGAAATCAGTTGTTATTATCTGATTGAGGCGGCTAAAAAAATGGGCGTATGGGTAGAGGATGATGCTTATGTACCGAAACCTGGGGATGCCGTGCTTTACGATTGGGAAGATAATGGTAAAGGCGATAACAAGGGCAACCCGGACCATGTAGGTACAGTTATCGAAGTGTACGAATCAGCCGGTTACATGGTAATCATGGAGGGGAATTACAGTAATGCAGTTAAGAGAAGAACATTATCTCTCAACGGCAAATTTATCCGTGGTTTTATCACTCCTAAGTACACCAATAACACTGTATCAGCACCTAAGTTAGAGTCTGGTAAGAGTGTTGAAACAATCGCAAGAGAAGTTATCTCCGGCAAATGGGGAAGTGGTACTGCTCGTAAGACCGCATTAACCAAGGCCGGTTATGATTATGCAACTGTTCAGAAGAAAGTCAATGAAATTCTGAATGGCGGAGCAGTTACTACTACAAACACCACTCAGAATCAGTCACAGACCGTCAAGAAGAAAGTCACTGCTACTTGTAGTGCTAAGAAGAAAGACACAAGCCTTAAAGGTACATATAAGACTACTGCAAATCTCTATATGAGAAATGATGCCGGAACCAATATGAAAGCACTTGTTGTTATTCCTAAAGATACACCGGTACAGATGTACGGCTACTACAATGTTGCAAACGGCAAGAAGTGGTTCTATGTTCAGGTAACGATTGACGGAGTGCAGTACACCGGATTCTGTTCAAGTGCATATTTACAAAAAGCATAAATTGGTGTAGAATGGTGCAAGTCGGAGAAAGATTATGATAGTAATATACCCGTAATATACAAAACACTCCGAAAACGGCACAAACACTGGAACCTTGTGCTGAAGCTATGTTAGCACAGGGTGTTGTGTAAAAACAAATACGAACCCCGGAAACATTGGATTTCCGGGGTTTTATTGTGCGTATTTTTTGGGTAAGTATTCGTTGATTGGTGCTGATTTTTGATAGTAATATACATATAATATACGAGTAAGATACAAGTAATATACAAGCCGTTTTGCATAATATACGCATAATATACACGGATTTTTGGGGTGTTTGCCGAGTAATTATGCAATAAAAAAAGGGGATTTCTCCCCTAAATTTTATTGACCTCCTCTATAAGCTGCGGAATGGTTTTGTGCGTATACACGCCCTTGGTTACATCATTCTTCATGCTATGACCCATTATGAGTTTCAGGCACACT